TTTTCAAAAAAATAATTGTCGTTGTCAATAGGTGCTTTTGGATATCCCTCTATATCAATTGGGTAATCCTCCCTAATTGGTTCCACATCTTCAATTTCATAATCTATGGTAAATGCTGTGTATGTTATACCTTGAATCTTGTATGTATTTTCAGGGTCTAATACCAGTACTTCTTGACTAAATGTTCCGCCCGTTAACTGAATAAATTGTTCAGTAAATTGCTCCATATTAATTTTTGAATCAGCTAAATAAATTGTCTCATTAAACTCAACAAGTGCTTGTGGAGCACCTACCATTCTCATTATAAATTCAACAGATTTTCTTGTACCTTTAGACCTAAATAACCAACCAGAATTAATAATTAATTTTCTGTAATATTCATAGTTTAACTCACTTGGAGTCAAGTCTCTAGTCAAACCAGTGTATATGGATTGATTTTTAGTTCCAAAAACAGAGCTTAAAAAATCATCATTTGTTATCGGAGATATATTAACCTGATATCCCAATGTGTAGGCTAAGTTTACCAATAATTGAGACGGAATGTCGTCTTTAGGTATGTAGTTCACTGATGTCATATAGGCTAAAGCATCAATGAATTTTTTAGTTTCATCATAAGCCCTACCATATACTTGAATAACTTTTTCAACCCTTTGGTCTTCAGTATCAAACTCTTTGAAAGAACCTGTTATTAAAAAACGACTTATTAAATTCGTCTTAAAACTATCTAAAGAAACAGCAACCTCATTGACTTCCTCCAAATAAGTGTCAAAAGCCCTTGTTCTAATATCTAAATTCCAACTACCCTCTAATGGCCACGTAACCGTTTTATTAGCAACATAAGTTTGTCCATTATCGTTTTCTCTTGGATATTTAAAATAAGCGGTATATTTCGGTGTAACTAATCGGTTCAACAAAAAGTCTTCAACTTCATCAAATGGCTCATCAAACGCAACCTCAACATAAAATTTATTAGGTCTAAGTATTATCTGTGAAGTTGTTGAACTACTACCCAAAAAAGGATTACCTTCAACAACAACTTGTATTGTACCAGCACTTAAAGATGATGATGGTGTAAAATCAATAACTTTATATTCTATTTCACCATCACCAGCAACAAACAAAGCGTATTTTAGATACTCTTGTGTGAAATTTCTTAATGGTGAAAATTCAAAAGGTCTTACCTCTAAGTTTCTATTAGCATTTGTTGAATAATCAATGTCGAATGGGTTTTTTATTCTAGTAACATCAATATCAAAAGTTGTTTCATTTTCAACCGCATTGTATGAAATATTATTAGCAGTGTTAGCTGTAGTATAATCATAATAAACTCTATCAACTTCTAACGCCGCTGGAAAATAATTAATAATTTTAATTATTGATATCTCTAATCTTTTCGCTAATGAACCGTAAAGAGAAAAGTTTGTTACTACCGATATATCATAATTTGGATATACAGAATACTGTTTTGCCAATATCGCCCTTGATTGAGCAATGTCATCAATATTTAAAGTCTCTAATGTAAATGGGTCAGAAAATACACCAATATCAAACTTTCTGTTTACCTTCTCAACAACTGAGGTTGTAAACTCAAAGTTAGCCTGTGTCAAACCACCACCATTAACAAGTTGGAATCCAACAATGTCCGGTGAAAATGTTTGGTCACCTGAATTAGGCGCTGGTGGGTATCTGTATTTTAGAGGACTCGCCATTATTGTATAATACTATTGAAATTTTTACTAAAATCGATGTTATCACCTCTATTTTGACGAACTTCATAAAGTAGGTTGTTGAACTCATCACGAACTTCAAACAAGTTGTATTGTTGGTAGATGTTGTTACTAGTATCATAAAGAGTGTAGATACCATCTTCAATACTTTTAGTTTGGTTACCATAAAGAGCAATTGCTAATGTATCTATGTCGTATTGAGCCATCTCAATTTCAACAGTTACAGGATTAAAATATGTGTTTGTGAATATAATATTTTGGTTTGGCTGACCAATATATGGAGTCGCTGATGGTTTATTAGATGGTGCGCTTGAAGGTGATAACGTACAAAATAACAAATCACTTCCAGCTTCAACATACCTATAACGGATTTGTTTTTGTTGTGTGTTTACCAAGTTTGTTGTTACAGGTTCACAAAAAAAAGAAGATGTAACAATTCTAAAAAAGTTTGGTATTTTTGAACCGTCTTCATTTAGATATTCTACTCTGAAACCAACCATGCCTTGGTTTACAAATTTGTTTCTATATTGTGGGTCAACATTATTCAAATCAATAATGATTCCTTTTACATTTGGAAGTGCTGACAATATCCCACAATCAGTGATAACCGTTCTAATTTCGGCAGGTCTGATATACAAAGTGTATATTCCGAGAGCATTAAATTCTGATGCCGGTAATTTTAGATTATATAATCCACCTAAAATTTCATTCGTGTTTCCACCGGTTTCGTTATTGTTGAAATATGGTGTCAACAATGAGGCCGCATCCAATTTTTTTAATACAAAGTTTTGTGTTACATCTCTACTTGGAGTGTAATTCATAATAATCTCCACATCTTCAGGAGACATGTCTGCTGGTCTTGTAATACCGTAGGTTCCTAGTGCCATTTTTTATATTGTTGTGTTAATCTTGAAAAATCCGTAACCGTATCGAGCTAAGTCTCCTAAGTTATCGACTTCTCCAAGTCGTTGTAGTCCTTCGAATGCCGAAATCTTACCCCTATCAATAAATATTTCAGTTTGTATTTCTGGAGAAGAAACTATATCAAGTAGGACTTCTTGTTTAGTAATTGCATTTGCAATAATATCATTTGATGTTAATCCGGATGATGCCGTAAAAAATATTGTATTACCGTCAGGATAATCGTAATAATCAACATCATTAATTGTGTAGGCTGTATAACTTGAACTGATTTCATTGATTACACCATAAACCTGACCGTTTTTGAATATTGGCACATTAGTGGCGTACTTAATACTTCCGTAATTTTTTAGGTCAGTTATTTGTGATTTTGTAAATCCAGACACCATAAAAGGTACATTTGTCCATGTACTAGACACCTGAGCTTCTACAGTATTTTCAGAATCACCAGTAAAAATAAAATTAGCATTAATTGGAATACCCGACCAATTACCCAAATTTTGTGTGAAAGTACATGTTCCTTCGGGGTTTGGGATGGTCGCGCCTGTCACGGGTACAGGTATTGTTTTGGTAACTTGAGTAGTGCCCCAGGGATTTGTTTGAGTTAAACTTATTTCAAAATCACCCGAAAATGAATATGTATGTGATAAATACTGTGGCGCTGTTTCATTTAATACTTGTAATGGTGAACCATCACCCCAATTCAAAAGATAATTAGATAAACTCAAAAATTTTCTAAACTCAATGTCTGAAGTATTATAAACCAACACAGTATATGGACTACTTGTTGAGGCGGTAAAAATAAAATTATTTATAACTTCTTTTTGTAAAATAAACCCATCAAATGGTGTAAAATATCCTAAATCATTAAAACTATTTTGAAAAACAATATCAACGGTAAGACCTGTAAGTAAACTCGAGCCGTTAGTACCCCCCGATAAAATACTCGTCATCGCCGAATAAACACCAAAAGTATTTGTCTGGTATGTTTCAGAAACAATATCAGTACTTAACACCTCAGGAGATATTCTTATTTTATATATTTCACTATTCATTATGGGTTAATATATTGATACCATTTTATAGGGTTACCTTGATTGCCAATTCTAGTACCATTATCTGTTGTTACTAAGTATTCATAGTTTATATAATCTATATCAACTTTGTAATAAAAATACTTTGATTTATCAAAATTAAACTCCGTAGGTAATACACTTTGCGGTGTATTCATTAACCTAATAAACTCACCAGTTTTTGCATTAAAAAACTTAGCAGACATAAAAAACCTTGTAGTATTAACATATGTTGGATTTTTTATCCAATACACAAAATAACCTTCCTTATCACCAACATAATCCAAAGTAAAAGACGGTTTATTAATGTTAATATTTTGAGTAGTTAGTCCAGTACCTAATAAAGCCCCTTGTTCATTACCCTGTTGTGTCGGAATAATGATAGTTGCCATAATCTTTTGATTTTCAGTATTTGGTGTGTCGTATAAATCTATCTTAAAGAAACTACGTTGGAATGCTGCAGAATAATAATATATCTCAGGAACGGTAAATGATGTCCCTGTAT